AATTGGATGGAACATCGAGAGGCAGGGATCAAAGAATGTATACTCTGTTAGAATGTCATGTTACTTTAGATCTTGAAGGGTTTGAAGATATTGGAGTTGACGGAGAACCTACAGGAATTAAACTTCCATACATTGTAACTGTTGAAGAAGGAACGAGAAAAGTATTATCTATTAGAAGAAACTACGAAGCAAACGATATTAATAAAAACAAAATTAATTACTTTGTGCACTTTAAATTTTTACCAGGGCTAGGATTTTATGGTTTTGGATTAACCCACATGATCGGAGGACTATCAAGAACAGCGACCGCTGCACTAAGACAGTTGTTAGATGCAGGAACGTTATCAAACTTACCAGCAGGATTTAAAATGCGTGGCATCAAAATGAGAGATGAAGCGCAATCGATACAA